AAATAACTATGTCGGAGAATAGGCGGGTATTTAGATTTGTATTACATGAAGACATTAGAAAACACGAGGCAATGGGGTACAGGTTTGCCAGTTATATAGGCGGTCATCATGGTCAGTATAGTGTTATAAGGGAGAAGGCTGATGGACTTGTTCCCAGAAACAATAAAAATATCGTTGAGCAAAAAAACAGGTTACTCAATGGCGAACAGACCATTGGGATATCGCGGCGAAAAGTTTGATCATGTTTGTTTTCAAAAGAGATTGCGAGACAGCTACCCGCTGAACCAGCCGTCAGCAACTTTGAAAAACGCGAGGTTGATGGAAATACCATTTAGAAAAGCCCAACGATTCATTCACAAGTATGAGTGGTTAGGAACAATGGGAACAACAAAATTCAGCCTTGGTTTGTTTGTCGATGGTGAATTAGTGGGGGTTGGATGCTTTGGTTTGACAGCGGGGACAGGTGCGCTAACGGAGCCATTTGGTGATGGATATCGCAACAAAGGCATTGTTTTAGTGAGGGGTGCTTGTGCGCCATTCGCCCATCCCCACACAGGCTCGTACCTTATTGGTCAGGCAAAAAAGGAGCTTACGAAGCGCGGATATCTATTTTGTATTGCTTACTCTGACCCAGAGGCGGGTGAGATCGGCACAATATATCAAGCAACGAACTGGAAATTTTACGGCTTTACTTCACCAGTGAATTATTTGGTTAGACCTGATGGCAAAAGAGTAGACCCAAAAATCATTCACAAATATGCAAAGAAGCACTCAATAACCAGTTCAGAGCAAAAACAAAGGTTCATTGACGATGGTTACACTTTTGAAAAAGGAAGTAGAAAGTTAAAATATATTATGATGGTGGGCAATAAGAAGCAGCGTAAAGATATGCTCCGTCATAAAAAAATTGAGTTTTTTCCATATATGAAACGTGAAGTTGGCATGGAGAATCTTTATAGTAAATTTGTTGAGGCGAAGAGTTAATGATAATTCATGGTGATTGCTTAATAGAGATGCAGCGGCTGATTGATCAAGGCGTAAAGGTGGATGCAATAGTCACTGATCCACCATATCATCTGACATCTATCACAGAGAGGTTTGGCAAAGAAGGCTCTGCACCAGCCCAGCATGGAACAGATGGTGCATTTGCAAGGGCATCAAGGGGTTTCATGGGCAAGGAATGGGATGGGGGAGACATAGCGTTCCGCGCAGAGACATGGGCTTTGTGCTTTGAGCTACTGAAAGCAGGGGGACACTTACTGGCGTTCTCTGGTAGCCGCACATATCACCGCATGGCAGTTGCGATAGAGGATGCAGGGTTTGAGATTCGTGATCAGATTATGTGGATATATGGCTCTGGCTTCCCCAAAAGCCTGAACATTGGCAAGAAGATTGAAGGCTTGGAAGGCTGGGGAACAGCATTAAAGCCAGCCCATGAGCCTATAGTGCTTGCAAGAAAACCAATATCTGAAAAATCAATAGCAGATAACGTGGTTAAGCATGGCACAGGGGCGATAAATATTGATGGATGTAGGATAGAGTCAGATAAAGATGCAAAAATTAGATTGAGACAAGCTGGGTCAAATGGTGTCGCTGATATTTTGACGCGAGCAAGCACAGCTACCCTTTATGATCCTACCAATGGCAGATACCCAGCAAACGTAATACATGATGGCAGTGAAGAGGTTTTGAAAAGGTTTCCACAAACTAAAAGTGGAAAATTAACCAGTGAAAAAGTCTCAAGAACAACTAAAATAGCATATAACAGTGGGTGGAAAAAAACGGATGACAGCGAAAGAGTCTGGGGAGATGATTTTGGGTCAGCCGCTAGGTTTTTCTATTGCCCCAAAACATCCGCCGCAGAGCGTGAGGAGAGCGTTACCTCAAATGGAAGCGACAGAAACAACACGCACCCAACAGTTAAGCCAATAGAGCTAATGAGATACCTATGTAGACTTATAACACCAAAGGGGGGAACAGTGCTTGATCCATTCATGGGTAGTGGGTCAACAGGTCTGGCGGCAAAGACAGAGTGCATGGAGTTTATTGGCATAGAACGTGAGCAAGAATACTTTGATATAGCCGCAGACAGAATAAGCAAGACATGGGTACAGCCAGATATGCTCTGATACACCACAAGACGTTGTGTCAATAAAGGGTAGACAACACAAAATATTGTAGGTAAATTAGGGCAACTCCGTAGTTTGGTTTGGTCGCCTACACTACAGAAATCGAAGGGGGCTGGGCGCAATGTTCAGTCCCTTTCTTTTTAGACACAGGTGTATTACAGTAATAATTACCTAACAATTTTCGTGGTATCATTAAAAAGATGACGGAAAAAATTAAAAAGCCAGTTGGTAGACCCCCCAAACCCAAGGGCAAACAGCCCCCTAAAAAGCCTGTGGGTAGGCCAAGGGTAGATATTGACCTAGAGCAACTAGAGAACTTGAGCCAACTGAACTGCACGATGCCAGAGATTGCGGCGTACTTTAAGGTTCCGTTAAGAACGCTAGAGGACAAGTACACCAATGATCCAGACGTAAGAGCGGCTATAGATCAAGGTAGAGAGTTTGGTAAGCTGTCTGTACGGCGCAAACAAATACAGATCATGGAAGAACATAACAATCCAACTATGGCTATCTGGCTTGGCAAGCAGCTTTTAGGGCAGCGGGATAAGCATGATGTGATAACTGAGGATCGTGGGGACACTGCGCTTAGTGAGGCGTTTGCTATTTTGAATGATGTAGTGAGGAGCAAGGCAGAGTGATGTCACCAGATGGCGTTCATACCCTTATCTCAGAAGATAAAATAGAGCGACTGAAGCAGATCACAGCAACGCTTGAAGGTGAAGAGGCTCATGCGTTTGCTAGTCAGGTCAGGTGGGTATCAACCGCTAGACATAAACAAAGACCTCCTGATGGCGATTGGTCAGTCTGGCTGATATTAGCAGGGCGTGGTTGGGGCAAAACAAGGACAGGGGCAGAGGATATCGTATCCTATGCTATGGCAACACCCAATATGCGGTGCGGGGTTGTAGCCCCTACACAGGGCGATTTAAGGCGTGTTTGCTTTGAGGGGTCAAGCGGGTTGTTATCTTGTATCCCTAAAGAGTGTCTGTGGCAGGGTGAGGGAAACGCCTACAACCGCACAGCTATGGAAATCAAGCTATGGAATGGCTCAATCATCCAAGGATATGCGGCTATAGAGCCTGACAGGTTAAGAGGGCCACAGTTCCACAGGGTTTGGGCTGATGAGCTTGCCGCGTGGCGATACCCAGATGCTTATGATCAGATGATGTTTGGGTTACGATTAGGTGAAAAGCCGCAATTAATCATCACAACCACCCCAAGGCCAACTCAAATTATAGTCAATTTAGTAAGGCGGGAAGGCAAAGACGTTGCTTTAACGCGGGGCAACACCTTTGAAAACAATAAAAACCTTGCTGAAAGCGCACTCAAGCAGCTTGAAGACAGGTATGCTGGGACAAGACTTGGCAGACAAGAGCTTTATGCTGAGTTGCTTGAGGATATTCAAGGGGCGTTATGGTCGTTTAAGGGCATAGAGGCTGACAGGATTCCTGTGAGCGACTTGCCAGAGCAGTCGAGAATTGTTGTAGCTATTGACCCCGCTGTTACCAACACAGACGAATCCGATGAAACAGGGATAATTGTTGCTGGAAAAGGCCATGATAATAGATACTATGTAATTGACGATGTTTCTGGTAGGATGTCGCCTGACGGCTGGGGTCGCACAGCAATAGATATGTTTTACAAGTATAATGCTGACCGTATCGTGGCTGAAGTTAACAATGGTGGTGATTTAGTTGAGGGGCTTTTGAGGAACATTGATGAGAATGTGCCATATACCCCTGTTAGAGCATCAAGGGGCAAGCTAATAAGGGCAGAGCCTATTGCGGCACTCTACGAGCAGAACAGGGTGTCTCATGTGGGTATGTTCAAGGAGCTTGAGGATCAATTATGTTCCTACTCTCCCGCAAGCTCTAAATCACCTGACAGACTTGATGCCTTAGTCTGGGCGTTGACAGAACTGAGCCAATCCAGTGGGACGGCTGTTTGGAGAATTACATAATGGCTGGCATCAGAGATTTTTTTAGTTTCCTACAGACCAAAACAGTAGAGATAAAAGAAGCCCCACAAGTCTACTTAAACACGACTAATACTAATCATTATAGGCGGGACAACTATGAAGCCTATGCAGATGAGGGCTATAGGCAGAACGCTATTGTTTATCGTTGCGTAAATGAGATTGCAAACGGTGCAGCTTGTATTCCATTTAAAGCATATCAAGGCGATATGGAGTTAGACCAGCATCCCATACTGTCATTGTTAAATCGCCCCAACCCTATGCAAGCAGGGGTTGAGTATTTTCAAGCCGTATATTCATATTTGCTGTTATCTGGAAATAATTACGCTATTCGGTCTGAAGTAGCGGGTGAGGTTCGTGAGCTTTATCTTTTAAGGCCAGACCGCATAAGAGTTAAGCCTAGCAAGACCACAACACCAGCGGGGTATGATTATATAATCAATGGCAAGGTGGTGAAGTCATATGATGCTAATCCGCTGACAGGTGAATCAGAAGTGAAGCACATGAAGCTGTACAACCCATTAGATGATTACTATGGGTTATCTCCGCTTATGGCGGCGGCAGTAGATATTGATAATCACA